GGCGGTTCTACCCGTAAGGGAATATTATTTTTTTAGGAGGATTTATAAATGACTTATCCGAACGGAGCACAGACAGTTTTTCAAGTCACATGCATGGGAAGTGTTTATAGCGTTGAAGATGGATTTTTCAGAAATGACGGCAAAGGAACGGACTTTAAAACGTTCGACGATGCTTGGGAAGTTTTCAAAACGCTTCCAGAATGGGAGCAAAATGCTGCGGAAATAGAGGAATTTTAAGCCGGAATCATCCCGGCTTTTTCCAGTGTCCGGATATATTGCAACTTGACAAGATATACGCCCGGTCATATAATGCGCTTAAGTGAACACGTATAAGCCATTTTAAGGCTTGCGCAAGGCTATGCAGTGCTTTTATATATTTACAACGCGAAACGTCTGTAAATCGTTTTTACGACGTTGCAAGCCTGTAAACACTGTGTTCATCTTGCCGCGTTGGCATCCGGCAGCATGTCAGACAATGCCGGCCTGCTGATCACAGCGATGTGCACTATCCCGGCAGCCCGCCGGGGTGTGAAAATTCTGATTTCTGATCTCAAAATCGAGCCGTTTTCCAAGAAGAAAAAATTCAAAAGTTGAAAAATGAGATTCCAACTGCGAAAAGACAATATGCACAGTAAATTATTATGCGTCATTTCACAACTTGTGAAATTTGACTAATTCGCTCTCTTCTCTTTCTCTGGCTATCAGTCTGTTTCTGTTTTTTCTGTGATTTTGTTGTTCTTGTTCCCATTCGAAAATTCCTCATTCACTTTCTGGTTGCGTGATTTGTAATTTACAATCTTTACATCTGTGTTCAATTCATCCGGCATCTTCCCGACGATCAACACTGTATGCGGTTGCAGCCTGTCTGTCATTACTTTGAATCCCTCGCAAAACTCAATCCGAGCTGCCTTTGCCCGCACTCTTCCATTTGTGCATACAGCAATCACACCACCCTTACTGTACCCGGCAAAACAAAGATCATAATTGTCTTTGTCCGGGATGCCTACGGACGGTATAACACGGATCCCGTTCAGCAGCATATAATGTGCAAGCGCATGGTTCCGGTACACGTTATATAGATTCAAAGCAAACGGCATACCACAATCGCCTGTAGCAATACTAAAATCCGGCATACAGACCGAATGGAAACACTTCAAGTGTTCCATGTATTTATCCGGGTTATTCCACAGTCTTTGAAACTTTGAATCGTCAATATAAAAATTCACATTTAATTTTCTATGCCCTTTTATCTTTTGTGAAAAGCTCTCTCCAAAATCTATGGAGTCCTCCGGCAAATAATCCAAGCTACATGCCGGGACAATCGGGATCTGATATTTTTCATCAAGCTCCGCTCCATAGATCATATATTCTTTCATAACATCAAAAGATGTATGACATACATTGTACAATACTATCACCCCAAAAACATTTTACTATTTTTCTTCTTGACAAACAACTTCTTTTGTGAAAAGCAAAGAACGTGCGGCGTAATCACTTCTGCTTAGTTCATTTATCAGCTTTTCCCTTGTCATTTCCGGGTTTGTTCTGTGAATATACCGCAGCAATTCATCTATTTTGTCCACTATGCTGCCCTCCAATCAATGTTTGACATCAGATCATCCAAAAGATAGATCAAATCAGTACCGTACAGGCTGATCCAGTCCGCAAGATACTCTTCCTGCTCAATCGGCATATGAATGTTATAGGAAAAGCAAAAACAATGACAAAGTTCATGAGCCAGTATTTTGCGCAAATAGCCATTTTTCGGTTTATCTGAAACATATATAGCCCTGTTGTTCCAATCTGTCACAGCAAGGCTGATAGAGCCATCAGATCGCATCAGCTTACTGCTTGCACCGCGGACAAATTTTATTTCCCATTCAATACCATTTATCACAAACATATTTACCTCCAAAAAAAGAAACCACCAGCCAAATATCAGCCAGTGATTTCTAAATTTAAAGTTATTCTTCTTGCTCTTCAACCAACAAATAATTAATGTACCTTGTTGCTGTTCCAGCAAGTTCTTTGCTGTAGTCTAGCAAGTCCATCTTGTACTCCGGTTTATGCCCATATGTGACTGTATAGAACTTTTCCACAAGTTCTAAGTTATGTAAGTCAGACAATTCCACAAGAATTTTGTGATATAAAAATTTTCTCGTCCATCCGAACCGGTCACAGATAATTTTGAGTTTCCAGTTATTTTTATTAAACCATTTACCACTCTCTATCTTTTTTACGATGCTCCAGCGTGCAAACGGGTCTTTCTCCGTAATTTCAGCCTGCGGATTTTTCAGAGCCTGTTCCATGTCGTGGAAGCGATTGATGTATTGAGCTGTGAAAGCCGTTCCTTTTACTCCGGTCAACTTGTGGGCGATAAATTCGCATCCTTTCTTTGTAATGTCAAAGCAAGGTTGTGTTTTGTTTTGACTATTTTTATATGTGCTTTCTTTGAAAAAATCGGACAGCGCAATTTTGCGCTCTCCTTCAAGTTCCTCATTTGCTTTTGATATTTGGTTACAATATCTTCTGATATCTCTCATCAATTCTTTGTGGTTCTTCCCAACCATTTCCGAAACTTCCATACTGGTTAACGTCTGTTCTAATTGTTTCATATGAATATTGTTCATCAGCAAATCCCCCATTTCTGTTTGAATGAAAGTATCGTGTTCAAAATGAAATGCAAAAATTTTTCGTCCTGTATGTTCTGGATTTCCGTTATCAGCTGTTCTTTCATCTTGCACCGCCTTTCTTGTCAGATGCAAGGTTACTTGTAAAAATCCAAACACATTTTAAAAAGTGTTCGCTAAGTAAATTCAGATTTTTGGTAATTTCTTCAATATACATTTCTCTCATAGATTTTTCCTGCCTTTCAATTTTTTCTTGAAAAGAGATACTCTCTATGATAAAATATTTCACAGAGAGTTATCTCGGTTTTAGGGCAGTTGCATGACCGTCAAATCATTTGCAACTGCTCTTTTTGTTTAACTGCTGATTTCTTCATCAACCTTGTTGTCAAGCCACTCTTTTTTAGTCATTCCTTTTTCAAAAAGTTTTTCTTCTAACTTTTCAAACTTCTCCCTGTCAAGCTCAACACTAAAATTTCTTGTCTTTTCTCTACGTTGTTTCATATAATCAGCTCTGCTCTTGGGTGCGATTTTAACCACCTCCTTGTTACGAGTTACATTATATAATGTTACATGTAACAAGTCAATACCTTTTTGAAAAATTTCCAAATCCACAAATCACTAGCTGATATTCAGTTGTCAATGTTCAAACAAACAGGGGCATTTCTGCCCCTGCCATTACATTTTGGAAACAAGCGTTGACAGCTTGCTCTTTGTCATCGTGCGCTCTTCCGGTGTCATGTCAGAGATAAGCTCCGCCATATCCTCCGAAAGCTCTTTCATGTATCTTTCAAGGTCATGCATCTTTGCATCCTTGTCTTCTGGCGTATTGCCTTTGTGAAGCTCTTTGCTTTCCATGTAGCTTCTGCGGCTCATGCCGCTTTTGCCCTCTCTGCGATCACGCATTCCACCATCTGGTGTCATTTTAGGCTCGGTATAATACATTCTGCCAGAGTGACGATCCATATCACGGTCTTGTTCCATTTCCCGGTACATTTCTGGTGTCATGTGCCAGTACGGAGGTTCGTCATATCCTCTCCGCGTTCCTCTTCCCTTTGGCGCAAATCTTCCGTCTGCATACCGGTAACGGTCATAATACCGTCTGCCGTCTCCGTAACGCTCAAACATATCAAGAACCTGCTCTGGGTCTGATTCGTCCATTGATTTTGTAAGCGTCCGGTAATACATGGCTTCCGCAAGGTCTTTAAGCATGTCCGTGACTTTTCCCATCTCTTCTGTATCTACACATTCGATACCTTTTGCAAACTCACACTCTGCGCTTTCAGACAGTTTTTCGATCATTTCGTGCATTCTCTTAATATCCATAAAACCGCCCTCCTTACGCTTCCCGGACTGCAATTAAATTGCTGTTCTGAACTTCGATTGACTGCGTAGACGTATTCTGTACCGCTACCGTAACACAACAACCGCGAGGAACGTCCACATATGCCTGCGCCGAAACGTTAAAGAAGTTTTCAACTGCCGCCGGTGTAACAATCATTCGAGTTGGCTGCAACGGTTCTCCGTCAATTGCAATAGCCAGTGAAATAGCTTCAACTGTGCCACCGGTAGGAATTTGAATGTTCCCGGAATAAGATACCAAAAATCTTGCCCGGCACTGATTTGTAAGTCCTCTCAATTTAACAATGCCGCTTCCCTGTCTATGAACAATACATTTTGTTGCGCTTGCCGGAGTTTCTGTAAATGCCACATCTTCTCCCTGCGCAACAGTTTGAATTGCAATTCCTGTAAATTCTGCCATAATTATTTACCTCTCTTTCAAAAATAAGGGCAAACATTATAGTCTGCCCTTTGTGTTTATAAGCAATACTGCACAGCAGACATAATCGAGTTAAACTCAATTAAGATACTCAATTATTCAATTTTGTGTAGCAGCTACTTTTAGCAGCTACATCCTGTGTTGCATCCACAGCCATACGCATAAGCGTTAGGATTTGGAACAACATATGCCGGGATTGCAGCCGGATTTACAGCGTTGATGATCTGCTGTGTCTGCGCTGACATTGCAGTAGTGAGCAATGCAGACTGGCGATCCTGTGATGCGGCTCTTCTTAAGTCATTATTTTCTGCCTGTAAGGAAGAAATCTTTTCCTGACACAGGTAATCAAGGATTGCCCTTGTTCCTGCCTGCTGGCTGTCGATAATGTCTCTGGTGTTGCTGTTCATGGTGTTCTGTAATGCGCAAGTGTTCTGCGCCATATTGTAGTTCACACCCTGGATAGCTTCCCTGGTCTCGCAGCAGCAATTAGCCAACTGGGACTGTAAAGCATTCTGCGCCTGCATAAGTGTCACGTTTGTGGTATTAAATCCCTGCTGTGTCTGGTAGCCAAGGTTGCAGATTGCATTGTCTACACCATGGAAACCGTTCATAACGGCGGTATTCTGTGCGTAAAATCCATCACAGAGACCATTTGTGATACCATCTAACTTTCCGATGATAGCCTGCGTGTCAAAACCACGCTGAATTGCAGAGTCGGTGTATGCAGATGCTGTCGCTCCCATACCTCCGTTTCCTCCCCAGCCATTGCCGCCAAAGCCGCCCCAGCCAAAGATCATAGCGAAGATAATGATAGCCCACCAGCCATCGCCGCCCCACATACCATCATTGTTTCTTCCGTTTCCTGTCACTGCTGCAATATCAGCAAGACTAGGCATTGCATTTCCATTAAACATTTTGTTTACCTCCATCTGATCTATTTACAAATGGGATAACCGGTTATTTTGCGCGCACCCCAAAATGTACTAATGATTAAACATACTCATAACTTTCTGTTTTGCTTCATCTACCGTAATTCCTCTTTCTTTACAGAGATTCTCTGCCATTGTCTTAAGTCCACCTGTATCTCCGCTTTGATACATTTGCATGGCATTTTTTGCCATAGGATTGTTTTGAACCTGCGGAGAATTCATCATTTGATTTAACAATAATTGTGCCGGATTCATTCTGGATCACTCTCCTTTTTTACCTGTGAAGTTTTTCTTTGACTGCTTGGAATTTTATCTAATCGGTTTTCTATCTGTTCAATCTTCCCAAAAAGTTCATCAAACTTCTGCATAAATGCACCTGTGCACTCGTCTGATAGGTCAAATTTCAATTTTTCAGTATCATGCGATAAATTGCTAACAGTATCATGCGAAACTGGCTTAAAAACGATTGTGCGAATTGTTCCATCTGCGTTCCAACTTTTAGCGTATATTTCTGTCATATCCTGTTTTGGGAAAAATGCAACGCTGCCATCCATTGGCACATCATTGGCAGTGATGTTTTCTACCGCCGGAACTACTTTTCCATTTATGCCAAAAGTTTGAACCGGGATCTGCTGCTGAATTTGCTGCGGTGCCTGCATATAATTTTGTGTATTATCAATGCGTGGCTGATTCATATACGGATTGTATGCGTACTGCTGCCCGTATTGCTGCATCTGCTGATTATAAATCGGATTCTGGTATGCTCCGCTCATATTCATCCTGTTTGACCTCCTCTAAAACATCTTCTATTGCGTGTATGATAGACGACTGCGTTGACAAGTCCAAGGACTGTAACTCTTTTCTGGCAAAAATTTTTTCAAGAACTTCATCTGAAAACACCACCATCCCTCCCTTTGATTATATTTTTGCATAAAAAAAGGCGGCAAAACCGTCACGATTCCGACAGTTTGCCGTCAAAAAATACAAAAAAAAGAACGCATTAAGCGTCCATACATCCGTTCGTGTTACCTTTAGTGTTACCTTTGATTTTGACCTTTAGAAAAGACACCATTCAAAAACTCCTTTCTTTCAGTAAAATCAAGGCTTCACAAGGTTTTCTTAAATAAAAATAAAGTAGCGGAAGGGAGATTCGAACTCGGTATCAATTCTCTCAAACCCGCATAAATACTGAATTTCTTTATCTCCAAAGGTGTTACCTCGTGTTACCTTTTACATTGATAATGCTTTTGCAATATATTCCTGCATTTCACTCTCTGTCTTGTTATTAAAATAGTAATGATCGAGAGTTGTTCTGATATCTGTATGCCCCATTTGTGTTTTTATTACCGATTCTGGAACATTTCCATCTATCAACTTTGTTGCATATGTCTTTCTTGCCTTGTGAATTGAACGTTCACCAATTCCTATTCTATCACATATCACATATAGCCGCCTTGTAAATGCCTGACCTTTTATTCGTTTACCGTTTTTCATAAAAATATATTGCCCAAATGGATTGAGCATTTTTATTTTTCTCATAAGTTCTTTGGTATCTGCGGTAATTATAACATCTCTAAACCCGGCATCACTTTTAGGAAAATTTTGAACATCAAATACATATTTGCCATTATCATCTCTATATCTTATTTCTGTCTTTGATATATGTATCTTATTTTCTCCGACATCAGACCATGAGAGGGTAGATATTTCCCCAACTCTCAATCCTGTTTTAAATGCCAAAATAATGCCAAGTTCTATCAATGTAGGCTCATCTTCCATTACAAATCGTTCAATTAAAAGTTCCTCATCCTTAGAAAATACCAATTCGCAGTCTGACTTATGGTTCTTTTTAAATGACTTTTCCGAAATTTCCAAATCACCCATAAAACTGGTTATGCTCAGGCTGGTATAATGTTTTTTCTTTGCATATTTGAAAATTCCGTTAATCAATATCCGCATATCAGAATAAGCTTTTTGCGTAAGTTCCAGTTTTGAAATAGCTGTTTTTATGAATGATTCCAATATTTCTTCATCAATGTACCGGATTTTTCTATTTGCAATCGGCAAATACTTATTTTCAAAAAATCTTTTAAAATTTGTCTCGTACTTGTCCTTTGTCTGTCTTGTTATTTCACCATATTCAAGTTTTTCAGAAATCCAATTAGAATATACCTGAATAACTGTAGGTTCATCCTCCTTAGCTTTATAGAACTTTACTATTTCATCTTCAATTGCTTTTTCAGATGTTCTCTTTACAAGTCTCTTTCCTCTCTTATTATCTTCATCTGGCAAATATGTGTAAAACTTTCCATCTTTTCCTTGCCAAATGCTGTAAGTGTGTTTTTCAATAAATTTTTTCCTTTCGTTCATTTCAATTTTTTTCTGAATGGTGTCTATGTTGATAATACCATTTTCGATGGCAATATTCAACAACTCACTATTTGAAAGATTTCCCGTTTAACTCACCTTCTAACTTTTTTACTTTCTGTTTAATATCAAAAATTCTTCTTTCCACTGTTCTTGTTGATACGCATAGTCTCATGGCTATTTCTTTTGAAATAAGTCCACGGGCAAGAAGATAAAATATTTCTTCTTCCTGCTCCGTGAAATTGGCGTTTTCAATAATTGTTTCAAGCTCTGGCTTAGTCAGTTTTGAAAACTTCATAAGCCACTATCCTCCAATATTTTATTCTTCTCCCTGCCAGATCTTCGGTGTACCATCAGCATTTAGCATAACGGTAAGACCGCCGCCCGTGCTTATTGTGATATATAAATACATCACTCCTGTGTCACTATCTGCATAAATAAGATATTCTTGTCCACTTCCCACCAGTACCATTGTGTTTTCCTGTCCCGCACTGACATTTGCTGTATCACTGCATCCGGCAATCAGAAGTGTTGCTGTTATGATGGCTGTTATAAGTTTCTTTCGCACTGCATTAGTCCTCCGTATTTTCCTCATATTCCTCTTTGCTGATGGTCCTGATGCATTCCTCACTCACGCCTAAACTTTTCGCCATGTTTGCAATGGTTCTTTTCACATAGTCGTATGCACTTTCTTCAAAAATCCTTGGCTTTTCTTCTGTGACTGTAAAACCTATATTCTGCTCTGCATATCCAACGGAACCCTCTCCGCCAAACATTTCTGAAACCTTAATTTCAAAGTATAATGATATTCTGATTTTCATTTCATTCATTGTTTTTCCTCATCTTCTGCTGTCTGTATCATGGCAGCACCTCCGAAAAATTAAGTTTCATCTGTTGATCCGGCTCATAGTTCATCCATACCGTTTCCATCCGTGGCTTTCCGTGCTCCGCACAGCTTGAAAACTGTTTTTTCTCCCATCCGTTCAGATAGTCGTTATACATTTCTGATTCATAGCCAGACAGCATAATCTTGGCTTTACTTTGCAACAAAAGTTTTAACAGTTCTTCGTGGTCAGAATCTGACATCTCATGTTTATACTGTTTCCCGGTTCTGGTACCCAAAACATACGGAGGATCAATGTACATAAAAACATTGCTGTAATTAAATCTCTCGATTACTTCTAATGCAGGTCGATTCTCAATCTGTACCATTCGCAGACGTTCCGCTATGTCAATGATCCATTCCGGCAGACGGTACCAGTTCCATAATGCATAAGCTCTTTCTCTGCCCTGTACATCATTTTTCCATCCTACCTTGCTGCCATTGGTACGGAACCCGTGCCCCTGCCAACACTGGATTAAAAATCGTAATGCTTTATGATACGGTTCATCCGGCATCATCAACTCCCATGCATCCAGCTTATATGTATCCTCATATTTTTCACGACTGAACGGTGTAGTCATTACCATTCTGGCCAGACGATCCGCATCCTCCTGTATACACCGGAAGATATTCACAACGTCATGATCCAGATCATTAATCGTTTCGATATCAGATACCGGCTTATTAAATAACACGGCCCCGCTGCCGAAGAACGGCTCTACATAGCTGTGATGTTCCGGTATCAGTTCAACCAATTTTGAAGCTATGTTCCATTTACCTCCCGGATATTTCAATACTGTTCTCATGGCATCACCCCTGGAATATCCTCGAAACTAATCTGATTATCAGTTTCGAACACAAGCATTTTCTCTTTTGCTCCTGTATAAAAATTGCGGTCAATCTCAAATCCATATGCATTTCTTCCAAGTTCTGCCGCTGCTCTTAATGTACTACCGCTTCCACAACATGGATCAATTACCACATCACCGGGATCTGTAAATATCTCTATTAGCTTTTTTAAAACAGATACTGGCTTCTGTGCCGGATGAATTTTGGGAATATCTTTTCCATCCTTTTCCCATGCAAACCAATTAAAAACCATCTTCCCAGTGCCCCGAATCGTCTTACCGTTTTCATCAAACTGTGCACCATTTCTGAACTTCGGAAGTTTGCCTCGATAGAATACAAGTGCGTATTCAGTAGCACCAACCACACGCATATTTGCCTTAAGCACCTGCGGACTATAATTTTTCACAAATACAAGCGGTATGTAATGGATGAATCCATGTTTTCGGGCTGCATCAATCAGTGTGGGCATTTGTTCAAATGAGCAGAAAACAATCATACATGGTGCATCTGAACTTCTTCCTCTGTTCCCTGCTTTCTTGGGTTCTTTCTTAAGCATCTTGCTGCAAAAATGGAAGTACTCATACAGATTAAAATTAAAATCTGAATTGAATGCTGCTTTTCCTGCAAGTTTGCTCTCTCCATTCTTGTTATCTCCACCGTTGTACCACATGGGATTGCTGCCGTAAAAATTTTTACCAACGTTGTACGGCACGTCTGTAATAATTAACTGTGCCGGTGGAATTGCATATTTTTTATAATTCTGCATTGAATCTCTGTAAATTTCACATTTTAATTTCTTCATTTTTCCTAAAAGGAACCCGATATATCGTTACCCCGGCCGGAGGTTCGGCTCCTTTCTGATATTCCATGCACATATCTACAATAGCGCATTTTGAATTTGTTTATGTTGCGTTTTATGCAACAAATTCATCGTTTTATTGCTTTTAAACCATTCAATCTAACGGCAAACCTCTCACCCCTTTCAATTTAGTTTAAAATTTCATCCAAGCAGGCATTAAAGCCCACCCGACGTATTGATGTGCTGAGATCTTCATAACCAGATTTCAACTCTGGTATCTTCTCTGGCAGTTCCCGGAGCGGACACCAATCCGGCTTTTCTCTGTCTGGTACAAGTTTTCCTGTCGCACAGCACAGATATTCGTCATCATTCTCTGTCTCATAGCACAATGTGCATTTCTGGCACACCTGTTCCGGCATATCCATAATCAATACTGCTTTATTCATCTACTCCACCGCCTTTCACGATCTCGATAGCTTTGCCAAATGCTTCATATCTTCCCTGACTTCTCCCGTCATTGTAGATCTGTTCGCCGTCTCCGTATCCGTCATCGTCGCAATCATCTGGTCTGTCCTGCTCTGCTTTCTTCAATTTTCTCAACTGCTCCACAACCTTGTCTACATCATAAGACGTCGGATATTCTTCTAGTAAATACAATACTGCATTTGTATTTACTAAAGTTCCATTGCTTAAAGTAACCGATTTTAAATCTTTCTTTAGTGCATCCGCATCAATCAATCTCATCGTTTGCCCTCCTGTTCCACTTTTTAGTCGCTTCTGTTCCCGTTTCTCCGCTAATGGCTCCTCCACACTCCGTGCATTCAATAAATGCTCCTCCTGTATACACTGGCATCTTGCAAATGATGTGCCTATGTGGCTCAATAACTTCGATTACAGCTTTCCCGCCACAGAACGGGCATGGCTTCAATTTTTCGTTCATTCTTCATCCCCCCAATCTAATCTCTGACCGCAATCACAATATACGGTATCCTCTTCCAATATGTCTCCACAGCAAGGACATCTCCCTATAAGACCGACATAGCTGTCTCCGTCTTTTATCTGGGATATTGATTTCACTTTCTTCGCTGTCTGCTTCTCCACCGCTACCCGGCATTCTTCCGGTGTGCCGATCGCCTTATATTCTTCCCACACCTTAGCATCCTCGTTTGTTAAAAGGCAAAATCCCTCATGCTTCTCCCCTTCAAACACCGTTTCGATAAAGTGGTGCATCAAAAGCGGAATATCTACGTTGGCATGATAACGTTCTTTTAAGTCTTTTTCGATTTTCCGGTATTTCTGTACCTCTTCCAGTGCGTTTATTGCCATTGCATAAGCATTTTCAAAAGATTTCCCCCATGATGTATCACACGGAATCGCTTTTCCAAGTTCGTTACAATCATATTTTAATTCTTCAATTGCTTCATTCTCCGTCATGTTTACACCTCCAACAGTTCCGGATTATCAATCATGTTGCCGATCACTTCAAAATTCTCTGAATCAAAATCATCCAGTTCCTCGTAGTCATCACAGCCCGGCTCATTCGTACACCATCCGTTTTCATGCCACACGACACGCTTTCTCGTCTCATCTTCTGGAAACTCAACGTCGATATGCCCTGAAAGAATATCATTCTCAAAAATCAGCTTTCCGTTCTTATCCTTAAATCCGGTGCACCAACAAATTGTGGATGGATCAATTTTCAGAGCATATAAATCTGATGCGTAACTAGGGACGATATAGTATTTTTCTCTTCCGGTAAATCCATATCGTACCAAACCGCCAATAACCCATTCGTCGTTATCAGTTCGTTTTGCTTTGCATAAATATCTATCTTCCATCCTTTTCCTCCATTTCTTTCAACTTGGCTTCTGCTTCCTCTTGTGATAAAAACCAGGTTTCCTTGTACATTTTTTCTGACAGGATTCGGTCTGTACCATATTCCCGATCTTTGTCACACTCCATGTACCATCCTTTTTCTGTAAAAGTAATAAAGGCTACTTTCTGATGATAAATTTTATTGTTCTCCGGGTGCAGACTTAAAATATTTAATTCATAATTGACTTTGCTAGGAATTAAATATACATCTGAGCCAATTCCACACGGCAACCGCAGAAGTAATCCCAGCTCTTCGGCTTGCTCTCTATTTGCAAGTCTTTCCGCAATCTCTTCCAGGGCTTTGTATCTTCCATCTTTCGCAAGCTGGGTAATGGTAATTCCCTCATCATCCGGTAAATCTGCTGGATGAAATAAAACTTCTCCATTCTCTGCCACATATGTTAATCTCTCCATGCTATCCCTCACTTTCTGCCTTAAGCCACTGTTCCACCTCTGTAACAGAACACATTGCTACGCCGCCCTCAATGGTCTTTACGCTACCCTGCTCATATGTTTCGATTGAGCAAAGGAAATCTAAAAGCTCTTCATCCGTCATGCTCCGGATCCGGTCTGCATTGGTCTGTGGCTTTTCAATATGTGGCTTTTCTGCATCTGTGCTGTACGACTCCGGCAGTGGCATCCAAGCATTTACAAATAATCCATATTTTGCATAGCTTTTGCCATCATCCCCCGGATAAAACGCACCGTTACCATCTTCATCAGTTTCATATCTTCCGATATCTGGAATAGTAAAGTTTTCAAACGATACCAGGATATATTTATCAGTATTAGGAATCTGCTCATCTACTGGAATCCATCCGCTTTCCTGCTCCAAAATCCTGTTGATTTCTTCCTCCGAAACCACTTTTGTTAGTGGAGAATACCCACAGGCTTCTGTTGCTACCTCAGATATCCGGTTTTTAATCCTGCTTATTTTCATTCTGATCCTCACTTTCCGGCAACATAGCATATTTATAGCTACTCATTTTACCGTCGTATGTGCTCCATGACGTTTTTCCGTAATCCCATGTATAAACCGTTTCATCTTCATATTTTGCAAAATGTTCTTTGCTCCACGCAAAAAGTTCAGAATCTCTGACCAAAATCGGTGTATCGACTGGAACTTCGCTCCAATCAACATACTGGCCGTTCGCCCATTCTTTTGCTTTTTCTCTGCAACGACCAGCATTTCTAATGTCATTATCGCAAAAATCGCATTTATCGCAGACTCCCCTGCATTTTTCCAGTTTCCCATTAATTAACGCAATATTGCATCCATCACATGCAATATTTAAAATCTCTTCCGCATATTTTTCTCTATTCAGCATCCTTTTTCTCCTTCCCATACCGCAACTGATACGGTACTTCCTTAAAATCTCTCAATGCATCCGGGTTTGGATGCTTCGGCATTCTCGTCTGACGGTTTTCCATCTCTGCTATGATTCTGCGTCTCTCTTTGCTTTCTCTGTGCAATTTATACCTCCGTCATTTTCCAAGACTGTTTACAAGCTGTTCTGACCTCGTATAAGCCTTATCCAACAGTTCTAAATATTCATCAAAGGAAATCTGTGCTTTTTCAGATAACTCCCTCGGATAACGCTCTAACAAAGCCTTAATGCACTGTTTCATGTCTCCAAAATATCCGATTGTTCGAACGCTTTCTTTTTCATTGCCGTCCTTATCCTGTCCGGCATATCTCTGTCTCAGGGTGTGATTCAGAGAATCAATCTCCACAAAATATCCATTCTGCAGTTCCACAGTTAACTTGTCCATCAACCATTCCTCCTATATTTCATACGTCTTTCCGATAAAACGCTTGTCAATGTACTTACATTCCCATTCCAAAACACTTGCGATCCCTGTCATGGTTTCATATCCGGTAGCAAGGCAGTTAATTAAATATCTGATTCTCTCATAAACCTGTCTGATCTGATTTCCCGAAAATTTAAACTGTGTTTTAAGGCAGACACCCAACATAGCAAAATAATTAAATACCTGTGCCAGTAAAAACTTATTTGCCTGTATCATGCAGTTCGGTGCAATCTTTCTCTCTACCAGATAAAAGCTCTCACGATACGGAATCTTATTAGTTTCCTCTCGCACGTCAATCTTGCATTTATCTTTCAGATAAAAACCAAGTTCCTCGCCTGTCGTTCCATCCTTTGCATTCTCCACATATGCATCAATAGTCTGCTCAACCTTTATGATTCTTTTGTGTCCGAATCCGAACTTATCATGCAGTGCCTGATATGCCATCATACGGACGTTATAATAGGATTCCTCTATCAGATAATCCGCATTGCTTTGTGCCTTGGCGTGTCTCTGTATTCCAATCAGTTCACTCTTGGAATATCCAAGTGTCTGCATCCGCTTTTTCTTTCTTGCCAGTGCATTACTCATTTGTTCTTCCATCTCCTCTCTACATCCTCAAAATGGCTAAATACAAGACTTTGAACATATTTTGATATATTTGTCCGTGCATATTTTTTAATTAGCATTTCCCCTGCTTCCATCATTCCTTGGAACCACTCATCTTCGTTATCAGCTTCATAAAACTGCTGCCGAAATTTATAATAGTCATTAAAAAACTGCCATTCTTCGGAACCTTTTTCAAATTTCTTACTTGCCATAATCATTCACCTTTTAATCAAATGGTGTGATGCCACATACTTCTCGGAAACCGTCTTTCTGTCGCATCCGTGCTTGAATCTGTTCAATGGTTTCGGTTCGCTCGATGAATCTCATGTGATCACCGTCAAATTGGAGAACTTCTTTTAAATGTGTTCCCTGCCTTTGCTTTTCAATTTTCCATCCCTTATATTGACCATCCTCATCAAGATTCCATAACAAGATAATGTTTGATGCATCCTGCTCAACGTCTCCGGATTCTCTCAATTCTGCCATGGTTGGCTCTTTTGTTTCTCTCATCTCTGATATTCGATTAAGCTGAGACAGTACGATAATTGGCACATGCAGTTCCATAGCCAAGGCTTTGATAGCTTTTGAAATATCTCCGACCTCGGATGCACGGTTACCGAATCTTCGATCAGCCTTGATTAACTGCAAGTAGTCAATCACGATCACATCATATCTTTGGTGCCTGCATTCTGCCCGGATTTCACTTACCGACTTCGCGCCGGTTGAAATAGTGATGCTATACCCGGAAAGTGTTTCATTCGCCTTGTCGAATGCTTCTTTCTCCCCACCAAGAAAAGCCTTTGCCCGGCGAACCCTTGTTAGACCGATTTCAGACATTCGAGAAACGAAACGCTCATACACCTGTGATTCGTTCATTTCAAGGTTATAGTAGCCAATGTTGTAATCCTTTTCTGCCATCTGCCCGATCATTTGCGTAACGATTGCAGATTTTCCAACTCCCGGTCTTGCGCCAATTACAGTAACGTCTCCGCCTTCCAAGCCGCCAAGGCAATCATCTGTTCGATAAAATCCAGTTTTTATCAATCCCTCGCCTACATGCTCATTGAAATAATTCCCTTTATTTTCTGCAACAATCTGCTTCATAGTTTTTGAGTGAACGGTTTTGTTTTCTTGGATTTCTTCGAGTTTCGTGAGAACTTCAGCTATAGAATTGTCAATATCACACGGTCTAAGGCTCACTCTCTGGAAAAGGCTTTTCGTTTCCCTTGCCCGCCAATCCTTAATGACTGCATCCGCATAACTTTTTATTGCCGTTGAGACTGGGGTAACAGATATGCATTCTTTCAATTCGCTTGCAATTATTTCCGGCTCCCATTTGTGGTTTTCAAGTGTCTGAGACAGTGAAACGACATTAATATTTTCTCCGCGATCATACATGGCAAGCATTTCAGCAAAAGCATCTTGGCAAAATTCCGTACTAAACATTTCCGGCTTTAATTTGTTATAAACCTTGTACATGGAATCATTGTCAATCAATACACATCCGATCACTCCAATTTCTGCTTCCGTCAACTGCTCTCACCTCGCTTTCGTTTCTCAACTTGACGAATCCAGTAATCGCAATCCTCTTTCAGCCAATCACCATATTTCGGAATATAACGATAATTTGTATCATCTGGATTCTTCTCTATATAGTCAGTAACATATGCCACTGTAGCCTCATATATCAGCTTTGCAACGGCTTTTCTGTTCGGTTCGATAACTTCTAAAAGCTTGTCCATCCATGCTACCTTGGCAGACGTTAACGACGTTTTCTTTGGATATGCATTGATCGTGTATTCCCATCCCCATTCCGCGTCAAAGTCCAAATCAGATGCAGGCACGCTTTCTTTTGTATTTTCTTTCTCTATCTCTATATCTGTATCTATATCTTTCTCTATATCTTTCTCTATATCTTTCTCTATATCTATCTCTACATTGCAATTTTGTTGCAAAATGTTGCACTCCGTTGCTCCACTGTTGCATTGCAACGCTTTTTGTGCATTTTCCCTAGATTTACGACTTCTACGAGTGCTTGCCGTCTCGCTTCCTAAGTTATCTTGCACAAAAGGCAACTTGTACTCAATGGAATCTGATGTTTCAAGCAATCCGCAGGAAAGAAGATACTGAATCGTTACTTGAACATTGATTTCGTCCTCGTCAATATCAAGGGCGATCTCTTTGTAAAATTCATCTTCCAATCCGGAATATTCCAGATAGCCACCTTTTTTCAACGACAACAACTGCATCTTAAGGTATATGATCGTGTATGTATCGCCGCCTGCCATCTTTCGGAGTTTTTTGATTCGTTTGCTATCAAAGAAATCATCCATCAGTTTAAGCCAGTAATACCGCTTATTCTCCGCCATTTTCACTACCTCCAAGCAATTCAATAACCTTTGCCCCAGCATCTTCCGGGCGACAAAATACGAACTCAACGCCATACTTAAGTTGCATTGTCAGCATAGCTTTTGCCAATACCTTGCCAGATGTCGGCTTTGTTTTCGGTAGCGATACATTCAGCAATTTTCCAAGTGTGTGCATATATGCAATATTGTTATACCGGTCCACTCGTGGATTATGCCATGTAAATACATCATTGACGGAATACACCTTGTCTGTATTTTCAATAAGCACATATAGCTTAATTCCGTTGTTCTGCGCCAAAATACACTCGTCACGGAATCTCGGATGTGCTTTTCCGCAGATATTCCCTGCAATTTCCTGCATGTCCTTTTTCGTGTCAACGGAAACATCATATGTGCCAAGAAAATCCATCTTTTTAAGTTCCATTTTTCTAGCTGATTTTCTATGGATAACATCCGCTACCTTGTCTGTGGCAATTATGTAATCTCCAACCGGCAATGGTGCACGCAAGACTTCCATATCGTGGCTTTTGAAATATCTATTCTTAAGGATATGCAAGCCCTCTTTCTGTCCTTTATCCTCAATTATTAACACGTATTCTCCTTTCTGGCGGTCACTTTCAGCAACCGCCAAAGGTATCTCATGGCTTTCAATTTAGTTTTTTGTGATATATTAAAATTCCTTGCCAAAACATCAGATACCGCATAAATTGGTTTCTTTTAGGTAAATACCAAGGTGTTGCAACCTATTTTAATATTCAAGATTGAATGTAATTCTTGGGTTATATACGCTACCCTCGCTATCGTCGATTTCATAAAAATCGACATCTTCATCGAACTCTGCAGTTACGGTTGCTTCCTGCGTGTCGTTCTCATTGTTCCTGTCAAATTCCGCTTCAACATCGGTATCGAATTTCGCTTTTACATGGAACTCCACTTCTGTATCTGGCTTAAACTGCACCAGATCTTAAATCAACTCATATACTTTCATGCCGTCTCCTTTCAGAACGGACAAAGGTTCATATCAACCTCTAATCCTTTTTCTGCAATATAAACATTTGCTCCATATTTAACTGTTTCTTCTGTCTTTTGTTTGAATAATGCCGAATCTGCTGATTTATCTGATAAGTGAATTAGAACGACATTTCGCAATGCCGGATTATCGTTAGTAGAAATAAAGTCAAGTGCCGTTGGTAAGCTCATATGACCTCTTAATCTGTGTTCGTAATTTGGCTCTTCTCGGTTCACAAACTGCATATCATAGTTGGCTTCCACCATGATGTGATTAACACCATTAAATCTCCATCTGACGTATTCCGTGTCTGTTGCATACACCAAGCTGCCAATATCCGGGTGTGTGATGTAAAATCCGTAGCAGGGGCACTCTGAACCGTCTCCGTTGTTGTGTAGCCATCTGCCGGACTTATCCCGGTTTTCAAATGCTCGTATGCTAAAGCTTTCTTTCCCAAACTGTAGGATATTTCCATCTATCAATTTGAACGGCTCCCACACTGGAATACCGGCTCTAACATACTGAAAGAAGTACTGATGATGGTCTGAATGTATGTGGGTTGTGATTACTGCTTTAATCTTTCGCACATTGAAATCCAGTGCTTTCTTAACTTCCATAAACGGCAACCCTGCTTCAATAATTAACGCTTCGCTTTCATTTTCCAGTATGTAGCAATTACCGGATGAACCAGAGCCTAAGGCTTTAAGTTTCATACCTCTTTCACCTCAATTTTCAAATATGTGTTTATTATCGATTATCCAAGGATGTTTCGTGTAGTCTATATGGCTTGCCGCATTTGCAACTGTTTTCCGTAGCATCTTTAAATGTTCCTCACAATGCTTTCTTCCAGATACCGCCGGTCTACCACAGATTATGCACAATCCTTTATCCTCCCGGTACTCCCTTTGGCTTGTGGACTTCTCGCACGAACGCCTCTTTGCCAAACACCTGTTGCATAAAACAGTTCCGCATACTGCATTACGTTTTCCACACTTCACGCATATTCCACTGGACTTATTCATGTAATATCTGGTACGGACTCTTTCTTTCCGTGCTTCTGCCTGTTCCGGTGTTTCCCTTGCAAGTCTCTTAGCTTCTACCTTCGCTTTCTTCTCCCGGCACTCAGCGCACATTTTGTACTGCGTTCCCAATATGCCTTTGTGACATCTGGAGCATATACCAAGAGATACATAAGGGTCTTCCGCTTTTTCTCTCATTCGGCATCCTCCAAAAACCATATTCCTTCCGGTTTTAAAAAGTTGCCCTGAACAATGTTCTTTCTGAATATACTTTCTGCTGTCGGTGCAAGATCCGTAAGTCTCTGTATGCTCTCTTCTATGTTGTCTGCCAGAATATCAATGCCGAATAATGTCTCTGCAGCTTCCGTTTCAGTCATTCCTATTGACAGTTTCCGTTTCAAGATTTCCACAAGGAAATTTCCAGTACCACACGCAGGCTCCAACACTGTTCCTCTCCAACACTCTGCACCACCATTTTCATCTTCCAACATATTGCACATCTTTTGTACCATCCAGCCCGGCGTATAAACTTCTCCAAACTTTTTGACGCGTTCTCGGCTTTTTGTAATTTTTTCTTTCTGCCTATTTTCCATTTCTGTGATAAAACTCACTCCTCACATCAATAATCTGTCTTGTCTGTCCCAACAATGCCCGATTATGCTTTGCCCTCTGCTCATTGTCACAGATAAATTGCTTGCAAATTTCTGGTCGAACCGGATAGATTCTGCATTTCTCGCAACTCTTATCCGTATCAAGAAAAGGGAATGTCATATCATACGTTCTATTCGCAGTGGGAAGAAGATGTTTGCACTCTTTGATATGGTTCTTACGAATATATCTGCGAATGGTATCTACTTCTTTTCTGCTCATTGGTAAAAGATTGGAACAGCAGTTACCGCATTGGCTACATTTCCCATCTTTGCAAAAGTTGTAAATGTTATCTTCCATTCCTTTCTGTACGGATTCTAAAAATGATATAACTTCCATATGCTACTCCAATTCTTCCTCTGCCGGAAACTGAAAGATAGCATTGCTAATGCATTCTATTTTTGACGGCTGATTTTCTGTTTGCACCATAATACCGCATTTCTTTAATCTTTCAAATTTCTTTGCCACATCTTCCGAAACATCAACATTCTGCATTACGATAGGCATACCGATATATGCATATCTAAGCATTTCCATGGCTTTCTTTGCTTTTTCTTCCGTGGAATATTTAGCTGTTATTGAAGTCTCATTGTCTCCGATTGCCTGCATCCGGACAAATGCTGCTTCTTTCGCCCTTGTATCAATAAAAACAATGCTATTTTCGTACGGAAAATCCAATGTGCCGTCCTGTGATATAACTCTCATACATCCACCTCTAATCTTTCATAAAGTCCGGTACGCTTTCGTCATTCTCAACGACTTCTCCGGCTACTTTTTCTGGCTGTGGTTCAACTACTTCGCTCCCGGTCTCAATAACTTCGGATTCAGCTACGACAAATGGCTCTGAATTGGCATTTTCCGCAATTTCTTCCTGCGTCTGCTGATAAGTTTCATCCATCTGCATAAGAGACTGTTTTGCAATAGCATTAAGGTCTTTTGGATGCTTTTTGATTGCATTATTACGCATCTTTCGAACAATCATGGATTCCGATGTATCAAGCCATGCGGCACTCATATATGGTCTTGCAACTTCACAAGCAAGCATATCTTCCAATGTTTTGCATTCAAGAAGAGCCTCTATAATTTCATCTTTCTTAGACTTAATTTCTGCTTTCTGTTTATCGGTCGCCTTGCGCTTATTCTCACAGATGCCGAATGTTTCATTCAAAAGATTGTTGCGTACATGAGCCAAAAGATTTCCTTTCACGCCTTCACGTTCCGCAATCATGTATTCAATCTTTCCACAGTCCATCTCAACCGGATAAACGACACGTATTACTTTCTGCGACAATCCTTTTTCTTCCCATTCTGGCGGAGTAATCTCGACACCTTTATATTTCGGGTATGTAAATTCATCTCCTTCTTTCACAAGCCATACCGGATAAACCTTTTTAACACCAACACCGAAATTACGGAGAAGTGCATCGTTTCCGTCTCCCTCAATACCCATTTCAACCTCTTTATACCAATTTCCATTAGCATCCTGCTTATTTCTCAACTGGAAATAGCACTCTCTCGGCACGGCATTTGCATTAAGTTTAAGGCTGGAAACCTGCCCGATAACCTGTCTCAAATTAGAACCATTCAGATTTTCCATAGCCGCCTTATTCGATGTAACAAGGTTGTAAATAGCACTCATAGATGCCATAACGCACTGTTTGGAATAATCATCAAAGGCAAGACCATGTTCTGCAAAATCACGCTCCATAAGTCCGGTATACTGATTTGCGTAAAATGAAAGTCTTGTATTCATTTCCTGCTTAACTGCAACTTCCTGTTTCTTTGTTTCTGCCATAATTATTTTTCCTCGCTTTCCATGATGATTTTTAATTTGTTTTCTTCTATTTCAAACTTTTCTTTTGCCGATTTAAGTTCCTTTTCTGCGGCTTCTCTAAACTTTTCCTTTGCATAATCGAAATTCGGCTTTGTAAGGAAAATATTTTCATAATAGCCAGTAATTTTCCCTTCGTCCTCTTTTCTAACAAAGCTCATGCAATTTGGAAAACCTCTTTTCTTATCAACTGGATAATATGTCTTTGGTTTTTCAATCACTTCCACTTCTGTGACGGAGATTCCGTCCGAATTAAGTCCATAAAAATAAAGTTTCACTGCTTTTCCTCGCTTTCCTCACATTTCTTCACAATCGCCACCTTATCAGCGCCGTAGGTTTCCACCCACTTCATATCCACGGTTTCATCTGTAACTGTTAGCTTTGCACCTTTGGCATTTACAACGGTATCTCCGGCTTTTACATCGTCTGATGTAGCAAATATATATGACCGGATCTGGTTTGGATATTTTGCTTTTATGTAATTCATTCTGATACCTCCTCAATCTCTCCATTTTCAATCGTATACCAAGTATCCGGCTTGATATTTTCCCCATCAACCTGCACCATCTTTGCGCCGTTAAGAACCCATGCACTCTGGTTATTTCTGTCATATTCCGTATTATCTTCTGAACCAGTGTATTCCCAGTCTGCAAAAACAAGAAACGAGCCAATAACACCCTTTGCTTTTGATTTGTAACCCCAAGCAACAGCGACCGCATCTTTGTCTTCTGCCGAGGATGCTCCCTTGTATCCGGTTGCCGAGGATGCTCCGCAGTTTCCGGTTGCCGAGGATGCTCCGTAGTCTCCGGTTGCCGAGGATGCTCCGTGATTTTCATCACTTTCAGCTTCCTTATTCACTCTTTTTACCGTATATTCGATTGCAGCTTTAACCAGTCCAGCAATGCTGATTTCTGCTCCGATCTTAATTTTTGTAGATGCTACCTTAGTATCATCATTATGTTTCTGGATTTCTCCGCTCTGCTCTACCTCGTGGTATACGCTTTCATTTGGAGAATAATAATTCAAGCAATCCAGCGGATACTCGCAAGCGTGAAATCCATGATCGCAAACTTCTACGCTTTCTTCCTCGTATTCCTTTCCCTCTTCGTACTGAAAGCCACGGCAAGTCATATCTTTATTAAATCCTTTGTAGGATTTCACAGCATTTCCCATCTATATTACCTCTCCTCCTGCCAACTTCTTTTCCTTTTCAAATTCTTCTTTGCTGCAAATCAATAAGCCGCCAATATAACCATCTGGGTTTGTAAGCAATCCTGTAACAATTTCATTTGGGATAGCGATTGTCACACTCCCCCATCCATCCCTGCCGCTATGAGCAGATTTAATATTCGACAATGGAGAAACCTTTAAGTCTTTGTTATTTTTCTGCGACATCCGTTCCATTATTCCTAATGTTCCAATATTCATCCTACACACCATCCACTTTCAACTGCTTGTCCGCTGATACGCTCAAAAGAATTAACTGTGCATCCATATCCGGCACATTGAACTCATTCAGCGATTCCGCGTTATCAACGAAAATCGGTACGCTTACACCGTATAACTCGCTAAGAGAACGGATAATATCAAGTCCGGCTACGATTCTATGACCACTGTTTAAAGCCGAATACGGAACGCCATTCACAGTACACTCACAACAATCTTTCATACCGCCATTTAACTGCATTTCAAAGAGTTTGAAATTTACGGTCTTGAAATGGCTGTTAATAGATTCTGAAACCTTATCCAGCTTGAAACGAATGAACTCTTCCAAGAGATAAAGCATCTGTTCCTGATCGGCAACTTTCTGCCCGATTTCTTTCTGCTCGTCACGAAGCGTTTCGATACGATCATCAATCGCCACATTGTTAGCCGCCTGCGCAATAACCTTGTTCACCTCTTCAAGCTGACTCTGCAGATCGGCTTTCTCGGCTTTTAAATCAGTAACAACCTTGTCTGCGCCCTCGGATTCAACCTTTGCAATATCAGCAAGAATCTTGTCATGCTCTGTTTTCAGCTTCACATACTCTTCATTCTGCGAATAATCAGCTTCTGCCGGGATCTCGGATAACTGCTTTGCATAATCATTCTGCTTTGCAAGTGCCTTGGATTCCTGCTCTTTGAGTGCCACAATGTCTTCCTGCAACTTGGCGTTTTCCTTTGTCAATCGCTCAATATCAGCCTTGCAAGCGTTGCCCTTGTCAATCAGACCTTTAAGTTTTGCGCCCTTTGCATCATCAAATGCTTTGCGTGCATCCTCTAACTGCTTGGTGGCACGTGCCTTGGCATCTGCCTTTTTCTGCTCAAAATCAGCCTTAAGAGACTCAATCTTATCCTGCGGCAACTTCTGACCACATAAGGAACAAACCGTTGTAGATTCATCAAATTTCCACTTGGATTCGTCAAAGAGATATGGCATTTCATCAAATGCCTTGGAAAATTCTGCATTGTATTCAACACCAAGATTTTTCCGCTCTGCATCTGTATCGGAAATTGTCTTCTCATTTGCCTTGATCTGATTTTCCGCAGACTGAATCTGATTATGTAAGTCATTGAACTCTCGTGTTGCATCATCCTTGGCACTGTCAAGACCTCTACGTTTTGCGGAAAGTTCGTCATTCATGACCTGCATAATGCCGGACATATCAAATTGCAACTGCATTTCCTTGCTTCTCAAATCGCCTAACGTGCTACCGGCATTCTCCATTTTCTTGTCACATTCAGCGATTCTTCTTACCAGATCTACCTTTGCAAGTTCCTGCTCTGCCACGTCAACATCAACCTTGGATTTCTCGGCTTCATCAATACGTACCGGAATCTCTGACTGTTTCTTTTTCCACTCTGTAAGAGCTTTCTGAAATTTTGCACGAATATCATCCGTGGACGGTGCTTTCTCCAACTCGCCGAGTAATTGGGCATACTTAGCATCTGTCTGCGCCAGTTCAACATCCGATACATCCGTTACAAGGCGCATCAGAATATCCCGCTGCTCTTTCCATTTCATGGAAGAGAAATACTGCGGATTGGCCAGCATCTTGAACATATCCTCGCTCTGTGCCAGACTGGAAATATATTCTTTGAAATCAGCTTCACTTTTTGGATAACCGTCAATCTCAAATGAATTGACATTTCCCTGCAATGCAACAGTATCAGTACCACGTTTCTTAACCCAATTCTGCTTCTGAACCTTTGAAAGTTCCACTTCTTTCCCATCAACGTCAATAACTCCCACAACCTTAATTTCTACATTATCAATGCGGTTGCCGTCCTTATCCAGTGGTCGAACATTGAACTTTTCCTCTCCGGCACTATTCTTGTTAAACAGAAGCCATGTAAACGCATCGAAGATTGTTGTCTTTCCTGCGGCGTTCTGTCCTTTAATACTTGTCTTATTAGAGAAATTCACATCAAGGCTCTTAATTCCCTTGAAATTCTCCATATGTAATGATCTAATTTTCAGTTTCATTTTCCTTCTCCTTCCACTCTTTATATTTTTTAAGTGCCTCTTCAAAGCATGCTTCATCGTCAATATATCCAAGAGCTGACTCTATAATTTTTGAATTAATAGTTGTTCCCTTTTTCCCCATCAGCTCAATGTCTCTTTGGTGCTCATTTGCAATAATGGCACATGCTGTATGAACTTTCGTCCTGCATGCAACCAGATCTGCATATTCTTCAACGGAAATTGTAACGGTATTTTCTGCCATCTTAATTTTCCTCCTCTAATACATTGATTTTGCTTACAGACACCTCGTATGCTGTTCTCTGTTCTTCTGTTCCATCTTCATATTTCTTAATATATCCGCGGCTCTGAATGCGTCCATTGATCTCAATATGAGTTCCTACTTCCAACTGACCAACAAATCTTGCATTTCTACCCCAAACAACACATGGGATATAATCTGATTTTCCGTAGGAACGATTGACTGCGATTAATAAATCTGCAATTTCTCTTCCAAGCGTAGTTTTCCTGTAAATCGGTTCTTTGCATACATATCCGTCAAGCTGGATTTTGTTCAAATCTGTATGCTCTCCCGGATTCGCTTTTTCAATTTCACAGACGAATACATATAATAACAGACAATTTCTCTTTTCCTCGTGTTTGTTATAAGAACGATACACACCGGAAACATTAACGGCAGTGCCCGTGTATTTATCGTTCAGATTGATTAATCTCTCTGAAATAATTAATTGGATAATATCAGCCGTCCCACTTAATCTATCCACTTTGAGGTACATATTATAAAATCCCTCTCCAAACACCTCATGGTTAAATTCCGGCTCTGAGATAATCGTTCCTGTAAGTTCCACTTTATTGTTTTCTGCTCTCATATTTGAATTTCTCCTTTTCTTATGCTAAAATAGGCGCAAATAGCTTATGCTATTGCTTTGATTGGGAATCATTCAGCTTTGGTCGGTTCGGATGATTCCTTTTCTTTTTCATAACTTCTTTATAATAAGGAAGTTTCTCTTTATCTTCGTTGCTGTCGCATATATAAATAATTCCATCGTCTGTTTCTTCATCTTTAAAAACATGATCCTCGACTATTTCTTCTGCTTCCTGCCAGTCTCCATCCACTTTGCATCCTATGTAGATCAGTAATAATCCACCTAACACAGGAATAGCTACCATCGGATTTACTGTTGCATCTGCGCTGATTCCAAGAAAAAAGAGTAACGCACCGGCTAATTCAATTACCTTTGCTAACTTCTTCATAGACACATCACTCCTACCACTTATAGGAACCATTGGCAATCTCATCACCATACAAGGAAACAAAATCTGTTATTAATGCGATAAACTCTGAATTTGTCGGTTTTCCTTTTTCCACTGAAACCGTATAGCCAAAAATTTTGTTGATCGCATTTGTATTGCCATTTGTCCAAGTAACTTCTATCGCGTGCCGGATTGATCTTTCTACTCTCCAGACTGTATCGCTGTTTTCTTCTGCGATTTCAGTATAGAGTCCTTTAATAATGCTGATAAGTTTACTTCTGTTTTCAAGACATTTCTCAACCGCACTGATTATGTAACCGTAACCCTTAAGGCTATGTTTTACGCCGATCTGATCTAATGTCTTTCTTAATGCAATGTTCATCTGTCTATCCATGAATACCTCCTGTTAATCCTTTCCAACTCCGTATCTGATTGCCATTTCCTTCACAATAGCTGTATATCCCTCGATCAACTTCTTATCCTCTGCAATAATATCCACATAGGATAATTTGTCCCTGGTTGATTTACAGATACCCTCGTCAGCCATTCTCCTGCGCTTGTTAGTCAGCCGCTGCTTCAGATTTACACCCATTCGCTTTGACAACAGTTCGTAGCTTTCGGCTCTTACTTGGCTGTATGCCTGTCCGCCACCAAGTTCCATGCTGATTTTTCTTAAAATATTTCCAGTATCATCACGCCATGATGTTGTATCAAGTGCAACCACTTCTCGGATGCTCTCAACTCTCCGTTCCACATGGTTCAGTTGTTCCGCCTGCCGTTTCTGTTCCAGTTCCATTTTTGCCTGTCCATCAGCAATGGCATAAAACATTTGCATTTGTGGCGAAAGCTGTGAACGGTTGATTGCCATTTCTTTTGCCTTATCCTCAAGCGTTGCAAAATAATCTCTTGCAAGTTCACCTTTATGGTTTTTCTGGGTCATGGATAGCTTTCTAGCAAACTTGGAAGTCAATTTAAAATCTTCTCTCTTTTTAGTTCCAACTCCCGACTCGTACTCAAGTACGAACCGAGTAAAATCAATGTTTTCTTCTGCGAACTCGTTTTCAGTAATGTTTGTCTTGCACCACTTTGAATAATTGCTTGGGTTCAGCTCCAAGAAAGAATATAGCTTGCTTGCTGTAGTCATTCCGTTTTCATCGACACCAAGTGCAATTTCGATTGGTGTCTGCATTTTGGTTGTTTCTAAATTGTTCATTCATTCTTCTCCTTTCTGGTAACTTTTTAAGTTACTTTCTTTGCAAAAAAAATATCCATTGGATTTTGGATGTGAAGGTTATCAATCATAACCTGAATTTCGTCACTTCCGAAAACGCCCTTACTCATTCTCATATAAAATGTTTTTGGCGTAACTCCAATCATTTCCGCAACATCAGCCTGTGTTTTGCCATTTTCAGCAATAACGCCGCGAAGTTTGTTTGTATCAACCATCTTACTACTCCTTTCTAACTTCGTAACTTTTGAAGTTACTTTCATTATATTCCATTTTGGTAACTTGTCAAGTTATTTTTTTCTTGACGAGTAACTTTTTTGTGTTATAATAAAGTTACCAATAGGAAAGGAGGGAAACTCAAATGACAATCGGAGATAGGATAAAAAAGCAGAGAGAGCTTTTAGGTATTTCACAAGTAGAGCTTGCAGAGAAAATGAAAGTTTCAAAGCAAACACTATATAAATATGAAAACAACATTATTACTAATATTCCAAGTGATAAAATAGAAATTATTGGGAAAGTTCTTGAAGTTTCTCCATCTTATTTAATGGGTTGGGAAGATAATTTAGAAAATGCACCAGATATTCTTCCAGACCTTATGTCGGATAATGAATTGCTAGATAATTTGAAAATGCTAATGGAACTTAGCAAAGAACATCGACAGACTATATTTGACAATATAACCTATTGGCATGAAAAAGAGGGGCACTAAATGCCCCACTTTTTTTTGAATGAAAGTATTGTGTTATATAAAAATTTCAAAAATCGCTCGTTGTCGCACTTAACGACCATTTCAGTTATTTTTTCCTTGTAAAACGCTGTTTCCTCATTGCAATCTTTTTCCCCCATCTTATTCTCCTCCAATCATTCCGCACTTCCGATAGCGATACACAAATTATAGAACTTATGTTCGATACCGTCAACCCCATTTGACAAATTGCTACAAATTACAAACTCGTTTGTAGTTGAGGGACAAGAAAACGCCTTATCCCGCCCCTCAGCCAGAACTTGAAGTGCCCTTATCGGACAATTTTATTTTACAAATTTTCCCGCAAACATTCAATTTCTTTCGGTCGCAAGTTTCGACAGTTAAATTTCTTATTGTCACAGAATGTCGATTGATTAGTTTAAATTTTGTTAAAAAATTAATTACTGGTTGAAAATTATGCATCTGCCAGTTATCTGTGATGAATTTTAAGTGCATAATTTTCCTTTCTGCCCGTAGGCTTGTTATTTAAAAGAGCCGGCTACACAACACATGGTCATGTAATCGGCTCTTAGACTTTTGATTTTATTATATTTCTACATAGGTTTTCTTTTGTGCCAAGTTGTCCGCTTTATTCGTAAAACAGAAGTTTAGGGAAATATCAAAAGCAAGACTGTGTTTATATGGCGGCGATAAAACCCTATGATTCTCTTAAGGTAACCATAAAATTTAATAAGCAATATATAGACACACCAATATGCTCTTTAACACCAAAGCAATTCGGATTCGAAATGTCTATATATGATGTCGAATACAATAACTATGGCATTATGTTTACTATTAAAAACAATTATGCAGAAGAACTTACATTTTCCGTTATTTGGCAAGCGTTCGGGAAAATACTATAGATTAGTACAATCCACTTAACACAACTTGTCTAAGTCCAGTACTAACATATAATGCGACATGTGTATTGTCTACATAGCAACATAAAACGCAATTTTCATAATTTTTCCAGGCGTTTGCCCAAACACCAAATGTTCTTTGATACGTATTGCAATCTTTAAAAAAATCATACGCAATAATATTACTTGCTATTTCAGAATAATTCTCATCTCTAACTTGAAGTTGGAGAAATTTATATTTTGTTACATCGGCTATTTGATACTGTGTCCACGTAGCATTATTACTAAGAGAAGAAACGAGAACATCGTACTTGCCTTTAAAACTATTGCCTAAACTGCTGTTTAACGATGATATCGCCCCTGTACAAGTACCATTCCCAATCTTAGAAATGTCTGTCGTTCCAAGCATTTCATAGAGATACCGCACATTCTTGAACATCTGTGACACCTTTGCAAAAATTGAAGAGTGTTTTTCGCCGCTTGATAATTTTGATACAGTCGTCCACGCTGACGCTGATCCGTCTGCCACATCACTACTCGTAAAAGTTGCTGTATTCTCTGCTGTATCTCCACCGGTTGCCACTGCACCGACGTTTTCTGCTGTGAGTTCTACATTGCCCCTACGGAAAGAATCTTCATTTACACCTTTGATTCCGGTAACTGGAGTTCCGGCAAGCACATCCCATTTATCATCTGATGTTTTATAAATATTGGCACCTGCCGGAATTACATTCCCGGCTCCCTCTTTAAAATCATCCGTGGTTGTAAATTCGTCTGAAATATTGAACATCCACCCTGTGCTAACATCCGCAAGTGCCGGAAGATCTGCAAATGCAACTGTTCCGTGTGGCTGCAATCCACCTTTAAGTCCTTCTGATATGTCTTTTGCCTGCTGATAGTAATACTTGGCATTGTCAGAATCCTCGCCCTCTCTGCTTCCTGTACCACCAACAGCATAACTCTGTGCCTTGGTTGCACTTTCTTCTGCAGATTCCGCTTTACCGATGATCTCCGCAGCCTTTTGAGTTGCAATATCTGCTTTTTCGGCTGCTGTATCAGCTGACTGACTGGCGGACGATGCTTTCTCCGTGGCTGTGGCGGATGATTCACTGGCGGATGTCTCACTGACTTTTGCGTTGCTTTCGGATGCCGCTGCCGCCGTAGCTGACTTCGCTGCCGCTGTCTCGGACGCCTTGGCATTGTCCTCTGATTTTTTTGCAGCTGTTTCACTGGCTTTTGCGGCATTCTCACTTGCTTTGGCGTTGGCTTCGGACTTTGCCGCTGCCTGCTGGCTTGACTCTGCCTTTGCCACTTCCACTTTGATTTTCGCAAGATAGTTTGGCTCCAAGTGTTTTTCCTCGATGCTACCCTCTTTGACGATGGCAGACACTTTTCCATCCTTATCAATATAAAAAGCTACCGTATCAGAATCAAGGAACTCATACTGTGTAATCAGTGCCGACAGGTCTATGTACTGTTTCGTGCCATCAATCAGAGTCAGGATAATCTGCTGTGTGGTCGGGTTATAAACGAAGTTGATTGCGATTTTCTCCATCTGTGTATCAATCGTAATCTTAGAACCGTTCTTTTTTGTGATCGTAATGATTCCGGTCGATTCCTCAAAGGTCACGTCTGCAACAAGGGTAGCCACTTCTGTTTTCGTGGCTTTTGTGGTATCAAGAGTGATTACACGATCATCAATAACGCCAATAGCTGCGTCCATTTTGTTAAGATTGCTTTCATTAAGCGGTGTTTCATCACTCGGATAATTCTCCCAATTAATATCAATATGTGCTTTATTCATGATCCTCACTCTCCCTTTCCTTTGCAAGCTTCATCTGTTCCCGTTCTACTGTAACCTGTCGGTTTGCTTCTTCCTTGATCTGCTGCAGAATATCCTTAAACACCAGGTACTTAGCTTCGATTGGAACATCCTCGCACAAATTTACATAATTTATAATGTCGTTTTCAAATTCCCGGATTTTTGCATTTATCATAGATTTTCCACCTTTTCCTTTAACTGTTCTATCTCGTCATGCTGCAACTGCACTGTGGCAACCAGATCAGCAATCAGTTCCGTATATTTCAGTCCGTAATACTTTTTCCCATTGCTGTCTGAAAACGTTTTTGGACAAATATTCCACCCTTTTTCCGCTTTTTTCAAAACATCCTGTGCAATAAATCCATGATGGAACCCATCTTTTTCGAAATTATAACGATACGATTTTGCTCTTAAAGAATAAATAAACTCAGATGATTGCTTTTTGCTTAAATCTAAAATTGTGTTTTTTATTCTTTTGTCAGATCCATTAATTACTCCACCTCTGAATCCACCTACTCCGGTATCTCCGTCTAAATGGATCATCATGTGGTCATTATCGTTTGCGCCTTTATGCAATGAAACCTGATTATATTGAACCGTACATTTATGAACAGGACTTTCAAGCGTCCCTTCCACTGTTCGAAATCCATCCGTTCCCATCTGTACAAGTGTTCCACTGCGTTTAAATTCAATAAGGTTTTCTACAGACTCTTCCGCTTGAATATGCATATATCCCCCGGTCATTTCCATAGAACCTTTTAATTCAAGCAGTTTTGCTTTAATTTTGATGCCCTCGGCTGACTGGTTGATTTCTGAAATGACGCTGTCTTTTGATACTTTCAAGCTGATCTGCTTTGATGACTGCGTAATCGTACTGGACGCACTCGATGAAAGCTGCTTAAATTTCTTTATCAGAGTCCATTTGTATTTTCCACTGCTTATTCCACCATCTGGTTCGCAACCATAAAACTTTCCAGTATTCTGATCCAAAAAACTGTGTCCAGAATAATACGAAGATGCAGGGTATGTATCTTGTGGATTCCCGAAACCACAATGTGTAACGTCATAATCTTCGGTATCCCATACTGTTAAAGAAGCACTGACTTCTGACCGTATCTTAGTTGCGGTCACCTCTATCTCTCCGGACAAATCGCCCTCTGCTTCGCTTGCTCTCGTAACTTCCGCTGTAATCTTGTCCTCATTAATTTTAATAGCTGCTGCAAGTTCAACTTCCTGCCCCTGTGCTCTTTTTACTTCTGCTGTAATACTGCTCGCATTTTGCGTGATTCTCGATGATAAACCATCCGTTGTATTTTTAACTTCTGTGCGAATTTCGGTTGCGGTCTGCGTGATCTGTGACTGCAATCCCTTCTCAACATCAGTTATCGTGCTCTGTGTCTTTTCAATGGTTCGCTCCAACACATTGCTCTTGCCTTTGAGCTTTAAAATACTTTTCTGTATTCCGTTCGCCCCGTTTGTCCGGTACTCTTCCCCATCCGCTTCCAAATCATCACGCAAAGCCTGTATACCTTTCAGGGTTCTTTTCAGAATATAGGACTCAATCAGTTCATATCTGGTCGGCAGCCGCACTGCATCCCCGACCTCAAGACACGGATTTCCTTTGCAGTCCGCTGTAAACGGGCGGTAAACAATCCCTCTGATCTTGGAAAGGATATTTTTTGCAATGCCTTTCAGTTCTTTTGTGCCTTTGCCATATACAAGAAAATTATCCTCGATCACATAGGCATTGTCTCCGGTACCCACAATCACACCGATATCATTCTTCTGCTCCCGGATCTGTAACTTATTGATTGTTTTAACAAGAAAATCTTCATACTCAGCCGTTATATATAAATCCTTCCCGATACGGTTGCTTTTCGGATCTCTTGGATACAAATTATCCGCCGGATAAAGATCATTCCTTGGATATAATCCCTGTATCTCCTGTTCCAGATAAATATAATGAAACTTCCCGTCACGCCCCATGTGCCCCATACAGCCATTGAGCTCACAAATACAGGACAACACTTCCTTGCCGCTCATAGATTCGCCTATGGTGCTCGATTCCTCTGTATCAGAACTTGTCTCACTGGATGGCGTGACTGCAACTGTTTTTTCAATAGACATGCCGTCATTAACCAGTATAATGTCAGCCTGCTCAATCCCGAAGTGCTTAAAAAAGCTGTCCCGGAATTGCTTCATTGTGACCGGATCATAAACTGTAACAGTCGTAGTTTTTCCATCTTTATCTTTCTGCTGCTCTTTATGGGATGGAAAGACAGTGTTATACCATGCTGCCACATCTGCATTTAAAATGTCATAAAGGGCATCATATGCAACCACATCACGGCACGTTCTGTCTGCCGTGGGCGTATCAGAATCAACCTTATATCGTCCGAACTGGAACGGGATATCTGCATGTCCATCAAGGGACATTCTTACCGTCATCCATCTGCCCTTCATTGGCAAAAATGTATTTGACACCGTGAATTTAATCATGGCGGCTTCGCATGATCCAAACGTCAATTCCTGTTCCGAACACAAACTTTCGGTCAATTCGAATTTTTCTTGGTGTAGCTCTGTATTTGTGATATTGATTTTTCCGTCATCAGATACGATGGATAATTGCTTATCGACCGTATCTTTTTTGAACAAGTCGCCATATTTATAATTAACCACCGTACACACCCCCTATGAAAGCAAGCCGAACTGAATTGTAATGAATTATTCCATCATATGTTCCGTATATCGTAGGCTGAAAATCTGCCATATAGCCGTACTGCGTCACATAATCGTCGTATTCCGGGATATACGCTGTGATATAGCATGCTCTCCCTGTCGCATTTGTGAACTGACTTCGAATATTGTTTAAAACCTCACTAAAAGTCTTATTTGTCAGCATTGCCCGTGTCTCAAACTCCACTTTTAAAGCCTTTAACTCCACGGCATTTCTATGCAGATAGCCGTTGGCGTCTGTATAATCGTCCAAATCCTGCATGTTGACATATGGACTGTATGTTTCTGCTTTCATAAACGACATCGGCACTATGTAATTGCCAATCTTTAAAAGCCATCCGCTGTATGCCATATTTCCACCACCTAACTGTTTGGGTTTGCGGCTGTCTCAAATGACAGTCGGTAAAATTTGTACAAAATAGCACCTACCACCAATTTGATAGATGTCACTTCTTTTTCTTGATCTATTTTGTAATTACTTCGATATTGGGCGATTTAATCACAATTTTCTCCGGTGTGTGAATTACTTCCGTGTTCCCATACGTAATCATGATCTCTAATTTGTTCATAAAATTTCTCCTAAATTTCATACTCCGGGTATGCTGCTTCCCAAACATCCCTATGGTAGGTATTTACCTCTCCATAATTTGCATCAAAAATCTTTTTCACGCCATATCCAAGTTCAATGCTCTTTTCTTTGAGTTTTCGCCAATTAAATGTTTTCCAGTCCACACCGTTCATTGCTGCAACACGCTTAATAGAATACCAGTCTTTGCTATAGTCAAGTTCCTGCTGCAGCTTTTCATTCTCCTGTTCTGCAATCTGCCTGCGCTCTACTTCATCCGCATATGCCCGAAGTGCCGATGGAAAATCTTTCGGGACCTGTCCCCTCTCCATCTCATCAAACCGCTTTACATACCTTGCAGTAAATATGATTCCTTTTTCACCATTAAATTTGTTGGCGAGGAAATCACACCCCATTTTGGTGACTTTATAGCATTTATTTTCCTTGCCGCTTGCGTCTTTGTAGGTGGATGGAATAAAATAATCACTGACAACAATTTTGTTGTTAGTTAATATCTGTATAATTCCAACCTGTTTTGTGCTTCCATCTTGGTTTTTAGTTCCCTCTAATTTTCTTAAAATTTGCCAATGTTCCAGTTCCATCATTTCAGCAATTTCAAGTGTTGTTATCGTTTGTGTATTGCTTTCTTTCTCTGGTGTAAAAATTTCTGCTCCGTACATAAAAGTACCCTCCTTAAAATTTTTACTTAACCGGCTCCACATTTCGCAGAACCGGAAATAAAATTGATTGTGCCGCACCGGGAGCATACCCCGGAAGGAGTCGCGGCAAATAAAAAGACCGCCAAAGACTAAATTTCTTCAATCTCTGGCGGTCACGAATCCGTACCTATTCCTCATAGGCTTGCAGGACGTCCTAAATTCTTTAGGTCTTACCTGCGTGATTTTTAATTATTTTGTATTCTATACCATATGCCAAAATCTGTCAATCAAATTCCAACCTCTGCTGCATATTGGCATCGTCAATCTGTTCCTGCAAAAAATACGGCGTCTGATAGGCATTTATCACTTCCACTGCCTTGTCGCACTGGTTACGCTTGATGCTCTTGTAAGACCGAACACCAAAGTTGTATTTCAGATTGGCATACAGATTGTTGTAAACCTTTTGGCGCAATCCACGGTTGCTGTATGCGCTTGACTGTTTGCCGCCCATGATTGAAACGCCTTTCTTTCTGACAGCTTCCGTAATGCGGTCGGCTTCCACCGGAAGTATCGGCAAGTCCATCTTAAGGCTTTCCAAATCCGCCTTGATTTCGTCAACCTCTGCTTTCAGTTCCGTGTGCCCCTGTGCAAGCAATGCAATCTTCCCGTCCGTGGTTTGCGGCATCATGTATGTACCAGTCTTTCTGATGCTCGGTAAAACTTCATCAAATATCCATTTTTCCAATTTGTCAGCTTTATCTTTTATTTCTTTACTGTTACCCTGTTGACCAGCTTTAATAATCAATCGGTAAATATCTCCTTCCGGAATAAGAGGTTCTGCATATCCACCATTATTTTTAAAGCTATCCTCGACCAGGACACCCTTGCAATTATCCGAAACCGCCTTTCTTGGTCTTTTATACATAAGCATCGAAGCTATATCTACTCCAAAAAAGTATTCTTTTCCGTTTACTATAACCGTTCTCAAATCCCCTAAAATAGGATTGTTAAAAATCTGAATATCGTTCATCAGCAAATCCCCCATTTCTTCTTGAATGAAAGTATCGTGTTCAAAATGAAATGCAAAAATTTTTCGTCCTGTATGCTCTGGATTTCCGTTATCAGCTGTTCTTTCATCTTGCACCGCCTTTCTTTACAAGGCGGTAAATACCGTCGTGATCTATTACGTCCTCATCATTCAAATCTGCCATAAATATTACAACGCCGCGCAACAATTTTTCGTTATCACATTGGATTGCAAGCCGAGAAAGCAACGATCTGTACTGCTCAATTTGGCTCGGTAAATAAGTTCCATCCTTTTTTATGATTTCATTTCTGAAAATGTCCTTAAGAATTTCGCTGGCAATATCAACCTCATCGAATTCGTTCGGCAGTCCTAGCAAATTCATGGCTGATGTTACCACTTTGCGAAAACCAATCGGAGAAAAATTATCAATGTCCGTCTCGGTACTCCAACCACGGTTATACTTCATCCTCTCGATTTCCACAACATGATTCACTTTCTCCATCAGCGCGTCACTATTAAGTATCGTTCTTACAATTTCTTCAATGCTTCTCATAGATTTTACCTTCCTTTCGTTTGCTGTTTGACAACCATTCCAAAAAGCGGTATAATCCATGTATCAACCGCTTTTGGTGGCTGTGTTGAATAAAGCGTTTAACTTGTCTAGGGTTGGAACGCTTTATTTTTTGTTGATTTCTTCTTTCACTTTTCTAATCCCCATGTTGATAACATCCGTTCTGCTTGTTTTTAACTTATCCGCACAATATTGCAAATCCTCTGCTTCTGCTTTTGTAAGTCTCAAATCAAGCCTAACATTTTTAGGATTATCAGTAAGTTTCTGTCCTTTTTTTAATGGAGACACATAATCACTTCCTCTCTTTTTGATTGCACGTGCAATCTTTATGCCTTAATAATACATGTACGTGCAAAGAAAGTCAATACTATTTTGAAATATTTTTCAAAAAAAGAAGCGCATCACTGCGCTCCCTCTTTTATACCCGCTTTGACTTATTATTCTATTTGTCTGCTCTTCCAGTAAAATATACTTCTGCATGATCGTATTTCCCATAGCAATCAAGCTGATCTGAAATAGTTTTCCCTGGTTTAATCTCACTGTCTGAATCTGTAATATATGTGCTGTTGTAATTTACCACATTATTACTACTGTCAAAAAATATTGCATACGCACTTACAAAAAGCGCCGGATTTGTGCTGTTATTGGTCACGGATACAGTCACGTTTTCATCATTAAATGTCTGTTCAACGGATAAATCATTTACAACCGGTTTATAATATGGGTTTTCGTCATAATCTAAGGTATAATCCACCTTGTCAATTCCGGACACACTATCAAAATAGAAAACACCAATAGATGTTTCTCCTGCCCCCAATACATCAATGCTCATGTCGGCGGCTCCTATTGAATTCCCGCTTAAATCTTTGGCTGTAGCGTTTCCAGAAATTGCGACATCCGTGTTTGAATTATTTGTTACAATCAAAAAATCTAATGTGTCTCCTATTGTGTTTTCGTACCGATACTCTTTTACCAAAAAATCAGAATCAGAAACTTCTTCTCTTGTCGCTTCCTTGTTATCTACCGTACTAATAGAAGAAACTTTTTTATTTTGCTCGGTAGAATCAGCAACTGCATCGTTGTTTTCTCCGTTTCCGCCAAATATGGCAATCAACAGAATTACAACTATAACCACCGCAACAAACCACTTTGTTGCCCCACCCTGCTTTTTTCTGCAATTAGGGCAAATTTTTGCTTTAGCTGGAATCTCCGTCTGACAGTATTTGCATAATTTTGTTTCACTTTTTTCATTCATAGCTTTTCCTCCCACCACTTGTAATAAAATAATTCTAGCACAAGTGGCGGTATTTGTCATTATAAATCCAGTTCCTTTTTTATATCTTCAATCGTCTGTTTTGATGTTTCTAGATATAAAGGCAAATCTTCTACTAAATGTTGAAACTCTATATCTGTTTCTGGTGTATTCATTGTTTTTAATATGTCATTTTTCTGCTCATCATTGATATTGTTATTTTTTTCAAGTACATCGCAAATTTTTCTTATTGCATTTCCAATTCCAATAAGTGAACTCGGTACATTATATACCTTACATCCGCTTTCCAATTCATCTATTCCGTCATAGATACCAATAATTACTCTAACATTGTATTTTTTATCATACAACATATTTCCAAACCAACCCTTAAAGATTTCTCCCTCAATTTCAAAATCAAAAACACCTTCTGAAAATTCATATCTTTCATAGAGTTTAGAAAATTCTTCAAATTCTTTCTTACTTTCAAAACTCATATCTAAAGTATACATTCTACTTTCTTTTACAAATTTTTTTACTGAAAATTCTTTTCCATCACATAATAATATAGCCATAAAATCCTCCCATATTGTTTTTTTGAAAACATTATATCATAGCATGAGAGGATTTCAACTATTATCCCCAAACAGGATCAAATGCCGCACTATCTCCATATCTTCTTTTGGCTTCGCCTTTATATACAGATTTAGCCGCATTAAATACATCATTATTACTTAACATTGGTTTTTTCAAAATTTCTGACAATAATTGATTTTGCTGTTTAAGTAACGCAATTTCCTGCTGTGACGTACTGTATACAGCATCACGAATACCTGTGATCTCCTGCCCCCCAGCAACTGCTGTCTTTCCTCCAACTGTTCCAAGGATTTCCGGTACGCCGTTTTCTCCTGCCATAAACATGCTGTACTGTTTTGGAAAACCTCCTGCGGCGAACGTTGGGATTTTTCCAAGGTTAATATTGCCAGCTTGAATTATTTCTTTTCCACCAATATTTACAGAATCCCATGAAAAAGACAGTTTTGAATTAAGCCACGTTGCAAAATTATTCCATACCTGCTTAATTCCTGCAACAGCATTATCAAATGCCTGCTTCAATCCGTCAGAAATGCCACTGAATGTCCATTTGTCTTTCGTAAAATACGGTGCGACATGATTTGTCCACCAAGAACCAATTCCAGATGTACTCCACCAGTTACTAAATTCGTCCCATTTTTCAGAAAGACCTTTTTTCATTCCGTCTCCCTGTTCATCCCATTTTTCTTTTGTAAACCAAGGTTTTACATGATTTTCCCACCAGTTATATATTCCTGTCTTTTGCCACCAATCAGAAAACTCATCCCATTTAGCAGATAATCCCTCTTTTATTCCATTTCCTACTTCCATCCACTTTTCTTTTGTGAACCACGGGAAAATATTCTCCTGAATGTAAGTTAAGGCTTCATTCCACTTTTCTTCTATTTTACCTTTTATTTCTCCTATTTCTGTCTGTATTGAAAGCTTTTTTTCTCCCCAATATTCTTTTACATCTTCCCACCATGAAGAAACATCCTCTAAAGTTGTTGTTAATTTATTGCGAACGGGTAGTTCTACATTCAATCCCCACCATTCTTTGACATTGTCTTTGAACTCGGAAATCTTCTCTTGTAAATTTGGAAGAACAACATTTGCATGTAAATCAACATCTTCCAATCCGTTCAGTTCTTTCCACTCATCTATCCATGTTTTTAAGCTAAATTCGCCATCAAATCCATTCTTTTTCTTCCATTTATCAAAAAATCCAGTAAGTTCAGTAGTGTTTGGAACATTTAAGCTTAATGGAACTTCTTCGTTATATTCATTAACTGCTTTCTGGAAATCATCTAATGATTTATAATCTTGCTTTTTAGGAATATTTTTCACAAAATCATCTAACTGTTTGCTCCATTCAGCCGTTTTATTGTGTAGTGCTCCTCCGCCAAAGATATCTATTCTTTCAAATGGATTTATAAAAAATTTCTTTATGCTATCCTGTATGTATTGTGTGATTCCACCTCTATTTAGTGATTCCATAAGCTCATGCTTATCTTTGTTCACGCTTTTCTTCCCAATCGTAAAAGAAAGCGTTGCCACTACTACAGCAAGCGAAATAGGAATTGCATATGATAGCAATGATTTTACCGCCGTTTGACCAAAAGCGGCTGTGAATTTCGCTCCTATTAATTTCCCAATAGTCTCCTTGAGAAGTTTCCCTGTTAACAGTTTGCCTGCAAGTTTCAGAGCAAATGCTCCAAGAAGAATTTCAACTGTCTCAATATCAATGTTTGAAAGAAAATCTTTTACGCCTTTCCAAACATCAGACCACTTGATATTTTCTATCATGGTCTTAATTGTCTTGTAAACTCCCTGTACCCAAGTATTTATATCTTCTGCAAGTGCTTTAAAATCAAATGTTTTGAAGAATTTATTTATTCCCTCTGCCAGTGATTTTCCAAAGTTTGACCAGTCAAATGTCTGACCAAAGGAAAGTGTGGCATAAATCGCCGTATTCAGTGCCCCGGCGATCGTCTTTCCTACATTTCCAAACAGTCTCGGATTAATAAGGCCATTAAGAAAGTCTGCTAAACCTTTACCGAAGTTTCTTGCCTTGGAATAAATCTTATCCCAGTTGATAGACTCCATAGCTTTTGATAAGGCATCACTGATGTATTTTCCAAGTTGTTTCAGATTTTTAATATCACTTTCGTAATTTTTGAAAATGGTATCAGTCTTGACGAGTTTACCGCCACTGGCACCGCCTGATGCGCCACCGCCGCCGGAACCGCCCGAACCTTTTTTGCCAGAACCATCATTTGTGGTAATCAGTTTCAATTCATCAAACTGACGGACACCCTTATTCATCTTGTCAATGTTCTTTGCTGCCTGTCCGGTACTGTCCGCAACATCATCTGCGCTTTCTGCCGCATCTGAAAAACTATCCGCAAGACCTGCACCGGAATCCTCATATTTCCATCCGAAGATTGCGCCTAAAGCGTTTGTAACCTTTGTAACAAAGCTGATAACAACCAGTAAAACGGAATTGAGTGCTTTTACGAATGGTTTGAAAGCATTGATTAATGCTCCACCAATAACACTGCCAAGCTGTTCGAACGACTGTTTTAAAATTCTGATCTGGTTCGCCCACGAATCAGCAGTACGCGCAAAGTCTCCCTGTGCTGTCTGCGTATTGGCAAGGACGTACTGATACCGGAGCATTGTCTTTTCAGCCTGTGACATAGACTCGATATCAGAATCTAATCCCTGTTTCATCGCCCACTCTTTAAGGGTTGCCTGTGTAAGATCAAGACCGTAATCTCTTAATGGACGTGTCTGTCCGGTAAATATTGCAGCTAAATCCTGCGACACAACATCCTGATCTATGTTATACAGAGATGCCATATCAGCAGTTAATTTTGTTAAATTCAAAGACACATCAGCCATGGAATCAGACAAACCAATATAGCCATCTGTCTGCTTATTCAAAAACTCATTGGCTTTCTTTATCAAACTGCTGTCAATTCCCATGGCTGTTCCCATTGCTTGGAATCGGCTTGCCGTCTGTTTCAGTGTCAATTCTGACATACCGAACTGACGTATAGAGTCCTGTGCAAAGTCATTGACTTTTTTTGACATGTCACCAAAAGTAACATCAACAACGTTCTGAACCTCTGTTAATGCGGATGATATGTCGATTGCATTTTTTATTCCTCTTATCGCTCCGTACAGACCAAGATAAATCCCCATAGAGGACAAAATCTGTCTTGTGAATGACTTGAGTCCGATCAATGCTTTTCCTGTGGATGTCTTAAATCCAAGGAAAGAACCGGAAAGATTACTGATGCTGTTATTTAATCCAGTAATCGCACCGCCAGATCTGTTTGAAAGATTTCCAAGTGCCTGTGTCATTTGTAAAATATTTGCGCTTACATTTGGTGCTTTTGAGAGTGTCTCAAACAGATATTTAAGGTTGTCAGCAAGCAAAGGTATATTTGTTACTGCACGTCCGCTTGCAACGCTTCCAAGCCTTGATATGGCTGTTACAAGGTTGCTCATATTGGTCATATCAAAATTCAATGCACCTATCTTGTTCATCTGGCGTACAAAGTTTTGTAACTGCGCAGATAAAGCCGGCAGATTCTTTGTCGCCTGTGTAGATGCCTTGCCACCAATTTTTGACAGTGCCGACACCATGCTTGTGAGTCCGCTTGTATCAACAGCTTTAACACTTGCTATTCCAGATGCAAGATCTCTCACAGCAGAAGATATTCCGTGGATAGAATTTGCATCAACACCAGAAAATTTATTGAGTGCCCGCACCATTGATGTGATTTCCGAAGATTTACCACCTTTGAATCCGGTAGCCGCATCGGAAATGCTTCTGATTCCGCTTGCAATATTTGAAAGTTTTGCAGTGTCAAACGATATGCTTTCCCGGAGCCTATTCATGCTGTTTACAAGGCTTTCTATGGAATTACTTGCTTTTGCAGAGTCAGCTTTGATTTTTATTTGTAATTCATCAATGTCTGCCATATATGCACCAACTTTCTATGCAAAATAAAAAGACGGTAGGCTGTGACACCTTACCGTCCTTGATCTACTCTTTTAATTTTTCTCTTGTAACCGGTCCGCATTTCTTATCTACTGTAATTCCGACTTTTTTCTGGAATGTTCCAATACCGGTCGCCGTATCATTTCCAAGAATACCGTCCACATTACTGTTTCCCTTTTTATCTTTTTCATCTAGGCATCCGTGATAAATAAGCTCCGTCTGAAGCCATCTCACATCATCCCCTCTCATGCAAGGGAATTTTTTCTTTAAAATCCTTACAGGTTCCGGGTATGGGTTTAAATGATCTTTTACATTTTTTCTAGGGTTTCCGCTTGTCACAATCGCTGTATGACCTTTGGTTTTTGTGACAAGAACATCTCCATTGTAAAGAACCATTCCTGCCGCATAACCTCCAATGTCATCAAACATGCCACTAGAAAGAAGTACAGATTTTTCATTTGCTGTGGTGAAATTTCCAACATCTTTTCCAGTTGCATGAATAATGCATGCACGTACCGTTGTGCCGCAATCTGCTTCTGTTTTTACTTTTGAATTAATACCATATTTGACAATTCCAAGCCGGTGTCCCTGACAGTAGCCAATATTATCATTATTGCACGCTGTAATCATTGATTCTGCCAGTTTATCCGCCATATCTTTTGTTTTTGGTCTTAACACATACCATCCTTTTTTATGAACATAAAAGTTTTGCATACTTACTTCTGTTCCGGTCTGATCTCCCGGTCTCCCACCGGTCAATTTCCCATTTTCATCATGTCTTGCAGATCCAATTCTCATATTTATACCTCCAAGTTCTTTTCTGGTTTTGGGTGGCTCAACTCATAGTTTGACTGCATGACTTTAAGTTTTGCCACAAATAGCTCTCTCTGTTTCTTTATTTCTTCTTCCGTCATTTCTGAATCATCTTTCCCTTGTTGCTCATTGATTGGTTTTTTAATATACTTTGATTTTGCTTTTCGTCCGGCAAGGCAATGTTCTACTGCCACCGATACCGCAGACAATCCGTATGTTCCAAACCACATCCACATCTCATTGTCTCTTTGCTTTTTATCTAAGTTGTAAGCATCCGCATAAGGCTGTAAATCAGCCGGGCAGGACGTGTCTATGTCATGCACAGTAAATCCGTACCCCTTTGTAACTAAAAGCCAAAACGGGCGGATTTCCGTGCAATACGTTTCCCATGTAAGCTCTCTCTGTTCTTCTACTTTTTCCTCGGAGTTTTCTTCTCCGCTTCTTCCTGCTCTGCTTTGAGCAGTTTTGATAAAAAACCATTTTCAAGCAATTCCGCAAGAAGTAACTGATAAAGCTCCTCGACATCCGAATCTTCTTCGTCAAAGTAATCATCAAGCATGGCATATACTTTTCCAAGCTGCTGTTCCTTTTCTCCCTCGTTTTCCGAATCATATCCAAACTCTTCTTTATGGAACTTCTGTGCTCCAACAAGAATTAACTCCGGCAGGAATAAAAGAATTTTATCAATTGCTTCAATATCTGTAATCTGGTCTAATTCTGCTACCTTTTTGATAATCCCGCTTTTGACGGTTGCCTCATATCCAAACTTGATCTGTAATTCTTTCTCGCCAAATTTTAATTTTGTCATTTTCTTTCCCTTTCTCCCTCTCATATAGGGAAAGGCAGTCCGAAGACCGCCCTGTTCTTTTAAATTGTTTCTTCAAGCTCTGGCTCGGTTGTCTGGTTATCGTCAGCCGATCCAACCGAACTATTCGACTGACGTGTTATTCCCCCGGTGTAAAAGCTACAGCGGTGTCCATGCCCTTGTATTCTTCAATGGTAAGATTCATTTCAACCGTCAAAAGTTCGTTCTGACCAATCTCCGGCTGTGGAATCTGCTCTGGCGGCTGAGCCACAACAAAAAACGCTTCGGTAAATCCCGGGATAATCGTTTCAAACCACATTCTTTTCCCGCCGGCAAGCGCCTTGTACGCTGTGATAAGTGCTTCCCACTCTTCCTTTGTGGCATCTGTAAGGTTTACCGTGATAGGGAAAGAGCCACCGGTATCTGCGCGCCCCTTTACATATCTGGTAATAGCATCTTCTAATGCAGATGCGTCAATCTGTTCAGGCTCAATGTTGATACCGCCGATTGCGTTAATTCTTGTAAGCTGTTTAAATGATGTAGGCTTTGTCCCAGCTGTTGTTTCTGTTCCATAGCCAAACGTAATGCCTAACGTAGACAATCCTGCTTCTGCCATTTTTTCCTCTCTTTCTACCGCCAAATAATGCGGTTATCAGACGCATATCTTTGCGCCCGGTGCATAAAAAATAGAGCCTTTCGGCTCTTTTACATCAATCTGTCGTTGGCTCCGATTATCCTCCGGAACCTTGCAACGCTTCTAAATTTTTTTTCGCTGTCGTTTTTAAACTCCGGCATTGCTGTAATTTGAAATCGCATCTGCTTAAAGGCATCGGCTAAAATAGCCATGATCCCTTTTGCATCGCTCTGCTTTGTGTTTGTAATGACGTCAACCTGTATTGTTTCCTGCACTGCATTTACGGATGTGCCCTCTAAATCTGCCCCACGTTCAAGCCCCGGCATCTCATGGATATAAATAGTCGGGAAAACAGGGTCTTTATCTAGGTTCTTTTCAACCGTTGTAAATGCAGTGTCAAAATTCATGCTTTTGTATTTCTTCTGGAGTTTTGGTTTTGCTATCGTTACAACATTGGAAAAAATGTTTGTTTCAAGGTCAAATACCCACTGGTTGCCTGCCATTATCCAAACACCTCCTTCGCTGTCTGTGTAACAATCTGACGCAACTCATTTGCGGTCAGATACATAAATGGTCGGCTTGGCATTCCCTCTGTAAACCACCAATCGCCATTGTCGTCCTGATAAAACCATCCATATCTTCCATCTGAAATCTGATGTATAGTTTTTCCACTTGCGTACTGCCACGAAACACCCTCCGGCAGTTTCCCATGATAAGGACTTTGCTGTCCCACAATTCCGGTTCCAAACTCAACAAATGCGGCATGGTCTGTACCGGCTATTACCGCCCATATCCCGCCGCCCTTAGTGCTTCCTTCGTATTCCACGTGAACACTTGAAATCAGTTCCGATGTGAATATTGCGTCAAGGTCAGCAATTTGCACTCTGGCAATCTCTACGCCCTTTTCCGCGAGTTTTTCTGCCAATAGCTGACATTTATATGTTAAGCTGTTTTGATAGGCTCTAAGCTCTTGTATTGCATTCTGAATAGACTTTTCAGACAGGCTCATTGTGATTACTTTCTTCCCCATGCCGCACCTACTTCACATTTTTTTGCAATAAGAACAAATCAACCGTCAATCCCTCGTCTGCAACACCTTTTACGATGTAATCAGCCGAATTTTCGTCAACGATTGTATTCTCTTCATCTTTGTACCTTACATCTGACCGTTTCCATACCAAAGAACCGACGTTCAATGGAAGTTTCCCTTTGTCCTCGACAATTTGAACAAAGTTTGTGGAATTGTCAACGCCAAACTCTTTTATAAGTGCTTCACTCAACTTATTGCTGATTGAAGAATAAAAAACCACAGGCTTCTCGTAACCTGTGGTATACTCTCCGGTTGTTTTCGGTATTTTGTTTCCATCTTTATCGAGGTAATAAATTACATTACCATCAGAATCCGTGTACGAAGAATATTCGATGTTACCATCATCATCCGTCACATATACCGGCACCTTGCCGCTTTGCTGCGAATAACTCATTTTTTGCTTATTGATCTCAAGCATTTCACTTCACATCCTTGCCGAACCGTTTCCACAGCTCAGAAAGCTTTTCCCATCCATACATTGCGACAAACGCAACAATAAATCCTGCAATAATAGCTGCCAAGATCATATACCATAAAATTGATGTCTGGATGTACTGCATGTATGCCACAAACGCAGCGACCGTGATTCCGATAGAAAGAACAAATACCAAAATGTCCGTTGGAATCTTAGAAAATACGCCTACACCTTTGATTACCTGTGTTACCACAGACACAACAAATGCCAGCGCACCAATGATTGCCAGAATAATTGTCATATTTGCAATTACAGACTGTATAATATCCATGATTAAACCTCCTTTTCATCATTAAGACGGGTTTCTATCCCGTCAATTCTGTGATGCGCCGATTTCACACTTTCTTCAACCTTTATAATTCTGTTGTCGTGAGAATTTATTTCTTTTCTCATCTCCGAAACTTCATTCTTGATCTCGGTCGTGTTGTTTGAAATGGCATCCAACTTCATGTTAATGCGTGTGTTCTCCCTCACGCGTTCTTCAAGATCCGTGTTGTCTGTCCTTTTGTTGCTCTTCAAGCCCATAAAGACGGAAAAACCAAGCGACAGCACGCTTATAATGATTGCTGTTGATATTTCAATCGTCAAATCATATACCGCCTTTCATTTTTATGGCACACCGCCCACCACCGCTCAATGTGTGCCGCCTGCTACGTTTTGCCGACG